GAACGAATGAAGGGGATATTTGGTGACAGTTTTAGCGAAATTGGCAACATGTTTACTTCATTTACCGAAAGCCTTGATAAACTGAAAAATGGTGATTTAAAAAGTTGGACAGATTGGGGAAATTTCTATTTCGGTATCAGTAGTGTCTTTTTTCCATTTTTTTTGCAATTTCTTTTTTTCTTCTAAAAAAGACAACTGTGTTTGCAATGCTATTTGATTATAAACCTTTTCGGTCATTTCACCCTTGCGCCTTTGCTCCATAAGTTCAAGTTGACTTTCTTTATAGGCATCTTCTTTAAGTTTCAATGCTGTTTCATAAGCATTCTTATCAGGAGTTACATTATCAGTTGCATCCTTCGGATCGGGTTTTGTTTTTAGAATTGCTTGCACATTTTTTACATGTTTTCTCAATACTGCCAACGATTGATCATTGGTCAAAATCTCTTGTGCCAATTGGTCAAGTAATGCATCCTCCCTCCATTTCATTGGAGCCAACAAAGCATTTCTTTCAATGTCAGTTTTGGCTTTGGCATACTTCTTTTTAAGCGCTATTAATTCAGCATCTTCCCTTAACGCTTTAAGAGCGCGTGTTTTTACATCAGCATCAAAGTTGCTGAGTAAACCTATCTGAGTAGTTAAATCTGACTCTAATGTTTCTAATTGGCTTTTGCTTAGAGTAGACATTGCTTTAGCCCTATCTTCTAAAGTCTTATTACCCGACATTAATTCATTCGATTTCTCTGTCAAGTCATTAAACTTTTTCTGTTCTTTATTTACTTCTTGCTGTTTATTTAAATACTTATTTAACCACCCAATGGCAAGAATTACTCCAGTAGTGATAAACACCCATGGATTTGCTTTTATAGCCGTAGTCATTTTATTGAATGATACTGTCACTTTATCAGCCCAAAATACACTTAGCTTTTGTGCAATAGTAGAGTAGTTTACAGCAATAGTATATACGCCCCATGTAAATGCGAGTGCAGTCAATGACCATATATTATCTTTGATCCATTTTGGTAACTGAATTAATATCTTCAAAAAACCATTAGTGAATTTAGTAGCACTTAGCATGGCAGGATTCAAGTCCTTGACCAACTCCATGCCTAATTCATTAAACTTATTATATGCCTGTTTTAATGCTTCTGAAGTAGTATTTGTATTAATCCATGCTTGTTCCATTGCTACATTTGTTCCCGTAACTGCTACGCTTAACTTATCATAAGCATTTACATTTTCAAGTAAAATTTGACCTGCAGTAATGTTTTCGGCACCAAACACTTTCTGAAGTAAAGCATCACGTTCGGCAGCTGATGTTTTCTCCTTCATTTTCTCGTTAATCTCTACAATGGCATCACGCATATTAAATGTGCCTGATACATAGCCTACACCAGCATCTTTCATTTTCAAAAGTGCCCCACGCAGTTTAGTTCCTGCCTCTTCGCCAAGTAATTGTTTGGAAGCAAGAACCTCCAATGCTGCCACCGTTTGTTCCAAGGTAAGATTAGAACCTTTGGCCACTGTACCCACATTTTTGAGCGAACCTGCCAGGTTATCAGCCTCGGCACTTCCTTCGAGCGAGCCAGCAGCAATAGTATTGATAATTCTATTGCTTTGGTCGGCACCCAAATTAAACTGATTCATGGAAGCGGTAACTACATCGAATGCAGTGGCCACATCCATTTTACCAGCAGCAGCCAATATCAACGCCTGTTTGGTTACATCGGCCATGGCTTCTTTATTCTTCAATAATTCAGGTCGTTTACTGCCAATTGTTGTAAACCCGTCCATTATTTCTTTACTGGAAGCGGTAATAACAATACCCGCTTCATCGGTAGTAGTGGAAAGTAGTTTAGCTTGTTCCGTGAGCCACATAATGTCCGTGTCTCCAAGTCCAGTCAATGCCTTCAGGTTGGCTTGACTATCTTCCAACTCCATACGCATATCCATGAACTTTTTCAAGCCCATGCTTAAACCAGTCAGAGCAGCAAGCCCAGTAGCTGCCATTCCCATGTATTTATTTATGCCATTGGCGGCTCTACTCCATCCACCTTCCGAACTGCCCAAATTGCTATTCATTTCCCTTTGTGCCACACCTACCTCTTTGGTGGTTCGCTCCAGTTGTTCAAGTTTTATGCGATGTTCCTCAGTTCCACGGGTGGCAGCCTTTACTTCCTTTTGCAGCTTTTTCTGTACCTCTACCAATTCATTGTACGAACTACCCGAAAGGTTATTCAGCACCTTTTCGGTTTGCTTCAGTTTTGCTTGATAATCCGCTTCTGCTGCCTGACTGCGTTTTACCTGTTCGGCAGTACGTTTAAGTTTTAATTGTAGATCGTCCCATGCTTTGCCTGAATTTTTGCCTTCGGTTGTCATGCGTTTACTTTCGGCGGTAAGTTGCTCCAGCGAAGCTTCATATTTTTTGGTGGCAGCCACCATGTCGGTTATGCCTTTTCCATAGTCGGAAGTTTCCAGATAAACACGTATTCCACGTTTTAAATCATTTGCCATTTGGGTAGGTTTTAATTGTACAATGCAAAGAAAGTGGTAGAGAGGTGGGTTTTAAAGGACACACCCCTAACCCCTAAAGGGGGATAAGAAAAGACCAAGTTTATAGTAACCAATACTTGCATCATTCCCCTTTAGGGGTTAGGGGTTCTGTGTAAAAAGCAAAACGCCCTACTTTCACAAGCGGGGCGTTCTTTCCTCAAATTATCATGAGTATCAAAGCACAAAAATATCTATACATGTCGAGCGGTAGGCAAATAGCAGGTACTCTGTAGATGGTAGTTTGTAGTAAAAACCAAGTATTTTCTATTATAATTAATTACCGACACCTGTACGTATATACCAGGATCAATAAATCTAAATGATTCCGGTCGAACCGAAACAGCTAGAAAACCACTTGCCGTAAATTGTTTATCCTGTGCAGTGAAAACTACCGGAGTAGTTTCGAGCATGGCAGGTGTAAACATTGCAGGCAATAAGCTGGTGTGTTGCATGTCGAGCTGACAAGTTTGCAACTGGATGTTTGTTCCAACATCAGAAGCCATCGACGCCGATAAACTCAGCGTGAAGGCGAACAAGAGAATGAGAACTTTTTTCATGAGAATAATTTTAATTGCTTATAAAATTGTAATGCAAATTTCCGTATTTTCAATTATTGCGCAAAGGACAGATTATTTCACCTCCACAAACTTCAAATACTCAAACTCCGTATTAGGGTTCTCGCTAATGATATTCACATTCACGCCCTTTATTCCCCAGCTCCACCAAAGGAACTTGTGTTTCGGTACTTTATTAATCACGGTAGTAAGTTTGTCAAAGGTTTTCAAGAAAACAGAATCGGTACTAGTGCATAGGCTTAAGTTGGTCCATTTATCCACGTAATTATAGCAGGTATCTGTAGGCGTTACGGTTACATTTGCTTTAAATTTCTTTATCGTTTCCGTTTGCACATCTACTATTGCCTGTACGTTTTTCAGTTGCAATCCCATGTCTTTAATGGTGGCTACCAGTCTAGGATCATACTTAGCCACTTCGGTAGTATTGTACACTATTGTAGGCATTTGCGCCACATTTAAGCCTGCTTTGCTTTTGTAGGTTTTTACCGTGTCGTTCAAGGCTTCTATATTAGCAGTTTTCACGGCCAATGCTGCTTTGTCGGCCTTTCGGGCATTCAATAAAAACCCAATTACAAGTATGGAAATAACCAGCAATGCCAGTTTCCATTGTTTTCCAATAAAAATAAGTATGTTCATAATGAAAAGTGTTAATTTGATTATTTAATGGTTATATAAACCTCATAGCCATCAGCTATGTATTGTTCAATTTTTGCGTATAGTGCAGCCGTCCAAATCCGAGAATCTACTAACTCACCCACTATTTTATTTTTCCCTGACAGAATGCAACCTTCTGTGTCTTCAGGTGTGTTACCAGAGTGCATCCTTATGCCTTCAAAACCTTTTACATCTACAAGTAACGGCATTACCTTTTTGAAGCGATTTGACATTGTCATTATCACTCTATAAGTGCCCGCTGGTATTGCGGTTTGAGCTTTTATTTTACCCTCACCCAAGTCGTCAAAATCTCCATCTTTGTTATTGTCTACCAATAATCTAACAGGGTCTTCCAGCGTATCGCAAAAATAATGACCCATGTCGTAAAGCTTTCCGATTGTGTACTTTGCTTTTTTAGCTACCCTATCAAGGGTGAAATCAATTCTTTTCATTTTTCCTTCGTTTTAAAAATTTCAGCAAAAGCCTTTGTTTTTTCATCGCCCAATGCAGCAATAATACTAATTGCAGTGTTCATCATTTCGGGTGTAATTATATCCTTTCCCCTGCCTTTTTCCGCATTTTCCTTCACTGATATGCCTTCTATAATGAGGATGATCACAATAGAACCAATGGTGAACAATGGAATGCGAAATAACCCAAATAGCGGTACTATATCCGTAAGTGAAGTCAGATAACTAAGCACAAAATCAAACAATAAAGCAATAGTCAGAAAAGTAAAGTATTCAAAAAGCTTTTTCAGTGTCTGCCTCAAGCCCTTAGAGGTAGTGCGAAAATTCCCTTTCCGCTTACTGGCAGCAATGCCTGTGCGTAGGTCCACAGCTGTAGCTACAACTACAATTAGCCACAATGAGAATACTATGATAAGCTTTATAAAGAATGTGCGATAATCGCCTGCTAACAGCGAAGGAATAAATAATAAGTTCATGTTACATTTACGTTTTTAGTGAGGAAGCACTTGTTGGGTGCTTCCGAATTATTACAGTGTTTTAAACCATCCAATTAATTTACTCGCATAATGCTGTCTTGCAGCGAGTGTGGCAGGGTGCAAGTCATCGTACATCCATATCTGAGTAGTAGTTAAGCTTTGCAACGCACCCCCTGACGGTATCCAAACACCCGCCGACCAATAACCGGTTGTTTGAACTATTTGTTGTGACCAACCTAAATACTCCCAAGTTTTAAAACTAGGAAAATTCCAATAAGCAAATAAATTTTGCTGCCCTTTGTAAATTCTAGTTTTTCTGTCATTTTCGTAATGCCCAATGAATAAAATTTCTTGTCGTGCATCAGATTTTAAAACTTCATCGATAATATAATTCATTGCACCTATAAATGTAGTTCTGTCATTTCTAGTAGAGGGAATAGCAATGGCGGTAGCTTCACTAATATCATAAGTAGTCTGAACAAGGTCGTTATGACCATGATCTATAATAAGATATTTCGGTTTTGCAATGAAAGTTGGACTTGTAGAATCTAAATATTTATTAATTATCTTGTTTTGGTATGAAAATCCAAGTATTTCAGCTGATGTAAATAAAGTTGCCCAATCTGCTAAATAATCTAATTGAAAATCTCTATATCCAAATGTTCCACCTACGAATATATTACCATTTAAATCTAACCCACTTTGCCATTTATCCATTATTTGCTGCTTTTCTGCAATTGTGTGAGAAAGAGCTTTTAGCAAAACAGCACAATGTAATCCTTTAAACAGACCAAATTTCGTCGTCCCTGTATTATTTCCTCCTGCTCTCACGCAAGATGACCCTACAGCTTCATTGTACATCGTTATTCCTAAAGAATTAGCCAGTAATTGAGGATATGAGTCACCAGTTTCTACGCCCTGCCATGGGATTGATGTTCCGACAAGTAATGCTTTTTCTCCTAAATGAGAATTCGGAGAATAGCCTAATAAAACAGTCGCTAATTCGTTTGGTGAGATAGCGTCAAAAACTATTTCTTCCAAATTTCCATAATAAACCGATGTTCCAAAGCTTGTAATTCCAACGTGAGTAGCTGTAGCTGGTAATGTCAATAATTGCCTTGTATATTGAACATAACCGCCAGTATTTACACCCACAAATTGAGCCGAAATAAAGGTAGAACCATTCATATATACCGCTAAAGCCACAGCCGAACCACTTACTCTACTACTTGCGTAATAGGATTTACCTTGTGTAACTGGAAATTTCTTCGACATATATAGCGAACTTGCCGCAAAACCAGTCTCCCAAGATTTATAATATCCATTTACGGATTCTGCCACTCCTGCGACATCTTGATAAGACATTGCCGTCCCAATTATAGCATTGATTCTATCCGAAAGTGATGTGTCAGCATTGGAGCGAGCTAATGATTCAGCATCGGTTATTGCTTTTTTTTGAAGTACGTCTGAAAATTTCGTGAATAACAATTTAGCACTTGCAGTATTATTGTTTTGATAGTAGATAAAGTCATTTGCGTAAATTAGCTTGTCTAAGTTTAATGTTGCAACAACTTTTATCTTAGAATCTGAACTTGAACCTGACAAAGTTACAATTCCTATATTTACTCCTAAAGGTCTATTTAATTGACACAGCGTTCCTGTCGTAAAGTCCTTAACTACTAATGTAGACGTAGGATTAGCCGCACCACAAAACATACCATACATACGAATATCAGCTAATACAGCAACCGTATCATCAACTTCAATAGAAATATTCATTATTGCACTTGCTGCCTGTTTAGCTAAATCTGTCACAAAAAAAGCAGTAGGATTTTGCAATCCTAATTTCACAAAAGCACTTTCAGCATCAAATGCACCAATATTTTTTCTAGCCTGCAATTTCTCAGCCTCACTCCAAGTCTGTGCCTTCTTTAACTCTTTATCCTCCACAAACTTCCTCGTAGTAGGATGCATATCTGCAGTAGGTGCTGGCACTACCGGAGGTTTAGTAAAAGTAATTACATCAGCTATCGTTTGATCACCAGCTAGTTTTACCGATTTCTTAGTAATCTCGCTAACAGGCACTGCCACCATTTCGCCAGTCTCGTTTTTCGAAACTGGTACTTTGTCCGTATCTGCAACATCGCGACCTATTGCACTAAAATCGGTTGGGAATTTCTTTAATTCTTCCATTATATTGCTATGTTAAATTCGTTATTAGTTTGTACATAATCATTTGCCATTGTGCCCAATACTTCTACCACACCATCGCTCAGTACGCTGTAGTTTTCGTCCACGTCCAGCAGCTGTATAGTAATTGCTATACTGGTAGGTACATCGTCGGTGCTTTGCCACAGTGAGCTATCCGATTTTATTTTAGCTGCATATTCCACACCATTGGCCACTAAGTAGCAATTGTCACTCAGTAGCATATCCAGTGCAAATAGTTTGTCGTCTGCCCCACGGTAGCCCATTTCGGCAGTATATAGGTTGGTTATTGTTTTGCGGTTGGGCGATGGCGTAAGGTCAGCTATTACAGCATCGTACTTCATCACCTCAGTACCCTCGCTAAATGTAGGAGCGTAATTAATTACACCGTCTATGCTTAGTTTTTCGTACACGCCCCACGAGTTCAGAAACTTGATGTAATAATCGCTTGCTTGTTGTTTTTCGGTTATCACCACCGTACAAATCCAGCCTCCGGTAAGTGTTTTTATTTCAAATACGTTGTGCAGGTTATTGTTGTTTGTTAGTGCCAATAAGCGCAAAGCTTTTAAATCTATTTCGGCCAATGCTTCGGCTCCCGTATTGGCGGCTATGGTTGCCACATTGTAAGTACCTGCCCATATTTTAAAAGCTATATCTTTACTATAGTACTTCAACGGCATTAGCTCATCTTCTGGAATGTACAGTGTGCGTGCGTTGGTGCGGGTGGTGAGTAGGAAGTTGGCGTTATTGTTTTTCAATTTCCAGCCAAAAATATCCGTTCCGGCAGCTGCCAGTTTTCGCTGCATAAGTTTACTCACAGCACCGCCATATACAGTAAATAGTTTTTCGATAGTGATTACATCCGTATCGTTTACAAATGCTATTTTGAAATCGGCTACGCCAGCCGTTTTTTGCAGATCGGTAAATAGGTCGGATATATTAATGTGCGAATAATCGGCTATAGAACTTACCAATCCTTCGTATATCAACGTGGCATAACCCACTCCACCCCATACTTTAAATTTAGCGGTGGCATTGGTACCTGCAAAAAGTTGCGCCACCAGTGGGTTGCGTGCCAAATTGCGAGTAGGGATTATTATATCAGCTGCCATGGTCGGGTTATACGGTATATTCTACAGTTACATAATCGTTCATTACCTGCCTTACGGAATAAGATAGGGTACTCAAAAACAAATCGCGCTCCGTGCCTGGCACCTGCATAAATGCGTCCAAATCCGTAAGGCTCAAAAACGTATGCCCCTTATAGGCACAAAATGCAGCAAGCACTTCATCTGCCATCGAAATGGAAGGAGCTGCCACAGGCGTATTTTGGGCTTGTTTTATTATCATGTTGCAAATTTAGGCAGAAGGAAGAAGTTTGTAAAGGACAAAAAAAACAATTGATAATTGATAATTGACAATGAATAATTAAAAAAACTGCGTCTTAATTATCAATTATCAATTATCAATTATTCCCTGTCTATGTACCCCCTCAATGTCCTAAACTTCACCTTTTGTGTACCTTTCCGTCCCAGTATCTGAACAATGGATTCTATCATCACCTTTTGCCCGTTCAGGAGTTTTGGTGTTTGTAGGTTCATTTTTTCGAGGATCACCGGTGGTATATCCATTTCTACCTCTAGTGGAATGTTAGAGTTTAAGCGGAAGGCTTTGTATTCCAGATAAAACATTTCTTCTACAAGAAGTGGAGTTGCAATATAATCAGAATACTCGTCTAGAAAGTCATTGTAAAATGGAGGCGTAGATACCCTATAATATACTGAAACATAACCATTATTAACTCTATATACGCTTATTTCTTGCCATTCATTTTTGGCATAAATAAGCTTCATTAAAGTAGATGTATTTATATTTTCGGTAGTACTAACTCCATTTACAACTATGGTGCTATTTAAATGTACTATTTCCGAAATAGTAACGATAGACAATTGAATTGAAGAAACATAGGTATCAATATTTGTTTTATATTCATCAATTACATCAACTGTTTTGGCAAAATCAAACTCAATTATTTCAATTTTCTCTTTCGTTTCGCTTGTTTCACTTTTGGTTGAAATTGTTTCATTCAATTGTATAGTTTTAAATTCAGGTATTCCTACTTTTGGTAAAGAACAAGAATATTGCGTTAGATCAATGTCGGAAGCTGCATTCAACTGGTCTTGATACCTATAGAAAGTAGCTACTTTTGTAGCTTCATTTACATTAAAAGTTCCAGAGAATTCCTTGTTTATTTCTGCCAAAAATTCTTTTATAGTAATATCTGGCACCAATTGTTTATAGTAAAGTGTGCCGGAATAAATTGCGTCAGCCACATTATTGAGCAATAATGTATTGTGTTCAAAATTTGGAGTAAGGGATACCAATGCCGATAAATCCGTAGTATAGCCAAATGATTGAAATATAAACTCAATCATGTAGCGTATCTTCAAAAAAGGCGTCATGCCGTAACCTGTAGTGATAGTAATTGTATCTTCACCTACTACCATGTGCTGTGTATATTCTCCTTCAAATTTCTCAATATATTCTGCCTGTGATAAATCGAGTGTGCTTTGATATTTTTCAAAGCCGTTTAATATCAATATCCCTTTTACATTACTATTATCAGGCTTCTTCCAAGTATATTCTTGTGTAGTAGCTACAGGTCTAATTCCAAACTCAGATATATTGGTAGGTGTAGTATATTGCGCTTTCAGCAAGTCAATTAAATACTGTACGCGTTGCGCCAATGTTTGCGAATCGAAAGTAGGGCTTTTTATCACAGGCCACCCAATCCAGTTAAGCCTGGTGTTTCCTATCCTGCTATAAAAATCACCAGTCCCTAAATAAATAGTACAGCTAATCCCATCCACCGCATTGGCAGTATGTATGCCCAGGTTACAAGGTCTGTTGAATAGTCCGTCAGAAACCACCACATCCAAATCGGTCAATGGTTTGTAGTAATTATCAATCCGGTCACTGTGTCCTATCAATCTTAAATTGTGCGGAGAACCTGGCAAAGTAATAGGTGCTGTTTGTTCGCCAGCATCGGTAAGTAGCACGTTATTACGGGTTAGTTCCGCTTCAAAGTTGGAAGGAAGTTCAAAATCTATGTTGTTGGTGGTTATTCTCATGATTATTCAGGTAAAAATATACTGTCTACATTAATTACTAAGTCAAGACTATACTCAGCCACTATGTCTCCAAGTTCGTCCATGTTCTTTCTTATTATTTCATTGAACCAATGTTCTGCTTTCCGGTCGCCAGTTCCCATTTTGCCCATACTTGCAGCGTTAGTCGTTTGGAACTTGCCATACTTGTCTGTCCATTTGCTGCCACTTATACCACCGTATCCACGCCCGGCACCTTGATGAAGATACACACCATGTCTGGCCAATTGGAATCCTACCGATTTTGTTTCGAGCTTATATTCTTTGTCAAAGCGTAGGTTTGTTTTTATGCTGTCACTTAGGCGGGGAAATTCGGCAGATACTTTATCGCTCAGGCGGTGTCCAAATCTGGAATTGGCACTTTGCTTTAGTTCCGTTTCTACCTTTGCAGCCCAGTTTTTTACACCCGAATTAAATTTATTGAGTGCTTCAATATCTTTTACCCGCTGAAAGGTTGCCGTCTGATCGCCTGATGTGGATTGGAAAGTAATGCGTGGGCTAAAGTTGGGAACTACCGTACTTGGAACTGTCAGACCACCAGCCCGAGCCACTTTTACAAGTTGCTTAAATGACTTTGCATTCATACCTGTTTTGGCATCCACCCAGTCGGCTACGGTAAAATCGGTTAGCTCTTTTCTCATTATTCATTCCAATAAGCGGGTAATACTTTGTGCTCAATACCTCTCGAAAGGGAAAAGCCCATGATTACACCAAACATCCCATCGCCTATAGGACCAATACTGCTAATGCTGAATGTGTCAATCATCAATCCGGTTAGTCCGTTGGTGTAGGCTCTACTATCGGCTATCAATTTGGCTTGTATCTGCAGGGCGTTGGCTTCGCATACGGCTTGTGCTGTCAGTATATCGGATGAGTTATCCGCTTTGGCAGGTTTCAGCAACATAAAAAAGTATTGTGGTTTTTGGATTACAGCATCCGCATCATTGTCCTCGAAGGTAGAATCACGCCCATCAATGGCTACAAGTACCGGATAATTGATACTGGATAGTTGGTGACTGATAGACTGGAGCGTGTCGGAATTGGGAGCTACATGGTACGCTTTTTCTTTCTTGAGCTGAAAAAGTACCATCTTCTTACTTAGGTCTAGCCCGTATGCTATGTGGTTGTAAACTTCCATGTTCGTATCGTTTTTAATTTGACGATACAAAAAAAGCTACTTTGCAGCAGCTTTTAAAGGACAGGGTTTCTATTGCTTAGGCAATAATAGTTTTATAAATTCTTCTAATCGCTCATAAGCAATGTATTTATCAATAAGCAATACAGTACTTGGACGTGGATTGAGAGGAGCAATCATTTTGAGTGCTTCTTCTTGGGTGGTTGGTGGGGTCATACTTCCTCGTGTTTTATTTTTGGTACAAATACTTGCAAATCGTCCTTCATATAAATAATGTTGGACATCATGGTTATTTCCTTTCTCATATTTTCGTCAAATTGAGCGTCAGCAATTATCCTACAGAAATAATCCTGTATGGCTGATAGATACTCCACAAAACATTGCGGTCGGCTAGGTTCGTAAGGACTTTCACCTACATTGTGCCATTCTCGCATTTTCAATCGCATTTCGGCAGTATAAATCACGCCATCAATTTCAATGCTGTTTTCGGGCAATACTTCGGGCTTTTTCATACTACAAATTTTTCGTTGAAGTTAATAGTAAGACTGAACTGTTCTCCTAAAAAAGTAACGGAATCGTAATCGTCGGTTTCTTTGTGCTTAATGGTTATGGACTGACGAAGTTTGATTTCGCGCTTTGCATCAAAATAAAATTCTGATAAAAATTTTAATGCTTCGGCTTGTGTAGCATCTTTCGAGCGTTCTACTGGGGCTTTCTTTACTGGCTTTTGTGGGCGTGGTCTGCGCACGGTAGTGGTTGTGTTCATAATGATTTATTTGTTTCGCAAATTAGGGTACAGAAAAACGGCCATACACTTTCCGGTTGCGAAACAAATAAATCCAGAGCTAGCTCAAAAACTTATCGGAAAATAATATGGCCGTCAGTCTTAATATCTGTACGGTATTGGGCATAAAAAAAGCCCTTAGAATAATGGGCAGCACTTTCAGCTACTCTGTCTTTTATTTGTTTCGCGTTGCAAATATAAGAGGTATATTTGGAATAACAATGAAATAATGAAATTATTTTTTATTATCACCAATTATCAGATTTAAACTTCATATTTTCAAATACTGAAAATATATCAGTAGATAATAACATAGACTTTTGTTGTAAATCTAACCATACTTTTTTATCAAAAGAGGCATTAATAGTACCTCTAGTATATTCCCCGCTTTTTATTAATCCTAATTTACTTACACTACGTGGTTCTTTTGTATCATGAATAAATTTATCAATAGTTATTTTATACTTAGAATCTTTTACTTGTACATTAATGGTATAATTTAAATATCCTTGATAACTTGTATACCAAAATCCTTTTAAAAAATAATCACTTGAAAAATTAGCAATTATAAGCCCAGTTTCTCTATCATCAACCTCTAAGGTATATTTAGAGTTTGAATTTAAAGCAAACCATTGTTTTATCCCAGAATATATTTCATTTTTCTTTATACTATCTACAATAATTACCTTTTCAAAGCTCAAAGGTTCTTGAGCATAAGTATTAGATAATAATATCAAGGCCATTACAGCCAAAAATAAAACTTTTTTCATACAATTGAATTTAAATAGTTTATAAATAAATTGATTAGATATACCACAGCAGCAATAGCCAGAATAATTACTCCAGCAATGGCATTTTCTTTTAGTCGTTTTTTAAAGTAATACATTATTATAAATTACTAACACTAAGTTTACCATCTATATACATATAAATAGACTTAACTTCATCTTTTTCGTTTTTTAAAAATACGCGCATTTCATTACTATTATATTTTAATATTCCATCATAAGAATTTTTCAACTTGCAATAAACAGCCATATTTTGAAAGAAATTATCTTGCTTCTGCTTATCAAATTTAGACCAGAGGTCTATACCTAATATTATATTTTGCTTTTCAGCATCTACTTTCATCAAATTTTTGGATACCAAAAATTCTATTTCATGAATAAGTTTTGTATAGGTAGTACTATCAGCCTTTTTTTTCATATCGTATTTTTGAATTAATGTGCAACAAAGATACAATAAAATACTAATACTTTGTTTCGAGTTTGTAAAAGCGCGTAAAAGCGGATATAAAAAAATCCCTGCACCTATCTTCACAGACCAGTGCAGGGCAAACAAAACAAGAAAAAAAAAGAATCACAATGTATTTTCAGTCAGTAGTTTTTGTTTCTTGTAGCTCCATCATATAATCTAGGGAGTACAATATGTCGTATAGTTTATCTTCTTTGTTCATGCGTTTTTTGGTTGGATCGCCTGCACTTATATAGTCCAGTAGTTTTTGTTGGCTGTCGTATACGTTCACTTCGCCTGTAGACGGTTCGCCCTCTAGTGGGTATATACGTGGGAACTTATCTGCAATAAACCTTACGCTGCCCATATAGAACCAAAGCATTAGCACCATTACTTCTGGTTTCAACTTGTGCATGCGTTCAATGTCCAGTTGGGTAGGATTGAACTCATGCTTATTGCGCCTGAACATGCAAGCCATAAAGGCATAAACGGTTTCGGGCTTTTTGGCCATTACCGAATGATATGTTTCGAGGTAAATATATCGGTTGTAGGTTATGTCGCTCAGTGCATCGTCTGGCGAAAAATGGACCTTCCGTCCAATACTTATTTGTGGATATGGATTTACGGTTAATCGGTTATCAAAAAAACATTGTCCAGCCTCATTAGGCGCTGTAAATAAGTAATCGAAAGCACTGGAAGCACTCATTACTTGTGCCACAGTGAGCGCAAAAACATGTTTTCCAATACGAATGCGATAATATCCCTCGTTCCGCATGCGCTTTACATTGGCTTTTAGGAAATGGAAAAGCATTTTAATTTTAATTTCCTGAATGGGAATTTCGGTAGCTACCAATTCCGATAAACTTATAAGTTGATTTACCGTCATTTCATTCAAGTGACCAGGTAACTGGTATTCTTTTTCGCCAATGTGCAATATTTTCATAACTTAACCCTCCGAATAAAAAAATGATTGATCAGCACTATTCCAAGCTAATGGCGTATCTATCTCAATGCCAAATTCCACGGCATTGGCAGTAAGCAACTGTTGTATTTTGGTTTGGTAATACGAGGCTTGCTCAGCAAAGAAGTTCCCGCTGTCGGTTCTGTCCTCATATACAGGGCGTATAATTGGGCGATACTCTTTGTTGTCCGCACCGCTTCGGGCTTCCTTACTTGCATTACTGGTGTGCAGTTCTGCCGTTTTGCAAGCCACAAATCTACGAATGGCCATTATCAAGGCCGTTTCTGCAGCAGTTTTGGTAGTATCCAGTTTAGATCGTAAAGTTATGTCCAGTGCATCGGTTATTAGTTCGCTCACATAGCGTTGCTCCAGCATGGTCATTAGTGGGCGAAGGCTCTCGAATGTCAATCGGCTGTAACCAATATCCACCAATCCAATTTCTTGAAACTGTGTAGCTGTTTGTATGTAGTTGCCACCTCGTAAGGTGTAATACTTGCTTTCTTTCCATTCTGGAAAATCGTTGGCGTTGGCTTCCAGGTATTCAAGTAGCTGATCCAGGTACTGAAAACCTCTGAGCTGTAAACTGTCGGCTACCTTTGCTATTTTGGTATCGCTTGCAGGAACATAGCCAGTACTTCCATCTTGTTTGGCCACTGTAAATCCGCTGTCACTTATCCGGATAGATAATTCTGAATTGCCACACCACAAAGCCAATGGCCCAAGCGCCTTGCGTGCCAACTCCAACACTTTTTCGGCACGTGTGGGGATTGTTGCCAATTCCAAAATATCTACAAGTTCCACACCAAGGTAACGAACCAGGTATATATCACGGGCAGTGGTCAGAAATGGCTGTAATACCTCAATATCTAAGTTATTATTGATTTTAGCAGTTAGCCGAAATTGATCTATTGTACTAATTATTGCGCTCATATTGGGTTATACTTTTTGGTTTCCTACTGATTTTACCGCACCTGTACCTTTGTCCACGGTGGTAAGCATGATATTGGGCACCACAAAATGAATGTCGGCATCCCATTTATTTATGGATTTGATAATGTACAATGGCAATGTAAACAAGTCGCGTATTGGTTTCATCATGGCTTGCTTAATGATGAACAGTTCCCGGGCTTCAGTGCCGTTTATGCTGCCACTTTTGCCAGAAGCACCAATCAATGAAGGGTGTATCTCCATGGCATAGCAGATCATATTGGTTACTTCTTCCGAATCCTGAAGGTATTCGCCACCTTTGAAAAATGATTCTACAGGCGTGATAAGAATGTCGTGAATTTCAACGCCTTTTATTTTGTCATATTCAAATTCCGAAATAAAAGACTTGCCAGCGTTGGCAGTTCCCGAAAGAAAAGCATTCAAATCGGTAAGGAACTTAGCGCGCCTTGCTTTGCGTGCTTTCAAATCTGTATCAGGTATTTGTTCCGACTTGAATAACTTGCTGAAAAATACGCTCGAAATTTTGACATGATATTTCAAGGTCATTTGATTTTGGAGCAATGCCTTACGAAACTTAGGAATAGCCACCGCAAAATCGTACAAGTCCACAAAGATGGACCACCAATAAGGTTTACCATTATAGTATCGCCCTGGTGTTGGCTGCATGAGTTGCAGCATGTAGCTGTAATCTTTGGGCTTTGATACCGTTTTGCCTTTCATATCAGGTGCCAATCCACGACGAACATTTAAGTCCAGCAGTGGAGTTCTGCGGTCGAGTAGTGGTGTGGCCACCAAATCGGGTTGTGCGCTTTCGTGCCATTTGGTAGAATATCCGTGCCACTCAATAAGGCCTGTAACCTCATTGGCTACCGATAATCTACTGTTTACCGATTCTACAGGATTGAGCCGTACAATTTTGCCATTGTCACGACCAAAAATAAATTCAGCATAGGTTTCGTAAAATACCACTATGTCATTAGCCCATTCTTGAGCGGTATTCACATAATTGTTATCGGTAAGGAACTTGAAGATTTCTGGTTGATCAGAATCCAACTGTTCTACAAGTTTGATTTCATTGGTTGTGGCATCACGTTCTTTTTTTACCACCATTATGCCATCGCCGTACGCCATTTTAGAATTAAACGCCACATTTGATCCAAGCGTGGAAAGGTTATAAATCTTTTCCATCACTTCTACAGGTAGTTTATTTGAAGCACCTCGCTTTACAAACTTTATCTGAGTTCCTTTTTTATTTGCAGGCTCAATATCGGCCGTGGGCGTGGTGCTATCACCCACCATTTCCTTAGAGTCCGCAAAAATAACCACCGCACTACTTCCGGATAGATAAGCCGTGGTTTCAAAATCAAACACCTCACTTGTAGGATTATTCTTTGCCATTATATGTAAACTTTAAATTCGTTGAATCTAGTAATCAGTATCTTTCTAAATGTTTTTGGTTTTTTATCGCCAAACAGAATAATGTTTACGGTAGTTCCTTTGGAGTATATGCTACTGAAATTTGCATTTTCATAGTTTACCAGTTCCCCATTAAGTTTTCCATACTGAAAACTGAAAGGCTTCGGTTTTCCCGCTTCCTTGCGCTCCATAAGTTTCCAAATTTTCGATTGGTGAATGCGTGGTTCCATTGTACATCTGTAATTTTGATATTGCAAATGTACTGGAGTGATTGAGGTGTGGAAAGGACAAAAAAAAGCCCCGCAGTAATGCGAGGCTTGGGAGGTTCCTGAGGTCAGGAAGGTGTTATTTAGCTACAAAATCAATTTCCATTTCTAAAGCAGTGGCTATTTTGGCAAGAATATCAATGCCAGTATTGTATCTACCGGCTTCAATTCTTGATATATTAGCTTGTTTAAGGCCTGTAAGTTCAGCAAGTTCCGACTGTAACATCTTCTTTTCACTTCTTATTTCGGTAATTCGTTTTCCTATTCGTTCGCTATCTGTCATGGTTAATTTATTTTAGAGTTATCTTCCTGTTCTATTGATTTATCCATCCATGTCATCCAATCCTTGAAGTATTCAATGGCTTCATTAACTATTCCATCTAAGTTACTATATTCTAAAATGCTGTAATGCATAGCCACCTTATAATGCTCGATTATACCATATGAATTTTTGAAAGTAAACCTTCTGTTAAATACATTAGGATTTAAATTAACCTTTAAATCATTTTCGCTAAAAAACTCCAGCATTGTATGCGTTCTGACGTGCAATAGCACATCGCGCCCTTCTAGGGCATTGCCTGTATGGTCACTGGCTTCTAGGAATGCCCATTCGGGCAGTGTGAGGTTTGTTTGTTTTTTCATAAAATATACCCCCGATACGCTCGGGGGTAGGCGGTTATGATTATTAGAATACTATACTTTCAGAAAGTTGTTTTTCAGAAATTGGAAATTGCATTAAAGTTCCTTTTCTAGTCAAAATAATTGAATGTTTGAATGGGTCAATATTTTCTACAATTCCTTTTCCACCGTAATTAACCTTGCTCATTCCCATTTGTTTGTCCGTAATAAAATGGATATTTCCGTTTCTTCCTTCGCTTTGCATTATTGAAACTGCTTTATTTGCAAATTCAATCGCTTTTTCTTTATTTCCGAAATGTGAATAGTAACCATTTCCAAAATCAGCAATTGAATAAATACCGGCTCTGTATAATTTATTGAGCAGTTTTTTAGAATTCTGACGATCTGAAACAATTACCATCCAAGTGATGTTCAATTCTGGGTTGTTTGATTTTAAAGCATTCATAATCATATGCCGCTGTTGTACGTTGCCGCCGTATCTTTAATTATTATACCACAAAGATAATATTTCTTTTTCATATATATCATATTTGATATAATTTAGGTGTTTATTTAACCACATTTATACTTTTGCAATAAGTCACTTGCACACTGCCTCTTGTGTTCGTCTTTTTTTTCGATATATAAATTTAAAGTCTTAGAAAAAATAAACAACACACTTTCTTTCATCTCTGCCCTATTGGGCGTTTTCCGCCTTTTTGCTTCTTTTTGGCGGGACAAAAAGAAGTCGGAAAACAGTGTTTCACCCCTCTAAATTAGAGCAGTAACAAATGGCGAATATAGTGCCAACAGAACTACCGTTAGAGTTTGCACAGTATTAGGTACAGAAACTGAATACGAAGCTGCAAAACGTCAACCACAAGAAAAGTACGGTAATGTACAGGCTATGTGGATAGCAGAAAAAAACGAAAGGTCGATTGAAAGAGCAAAAACACGCATTAAATTGATTTACACAGGTGAAAATCCTTATGCTACTTGCGAAGATAGTACGCACTGTTTACCTGCTGGAACATTCTTTGGTTCTGATGCTGATCGTGAAATCTACTATTTGGAGGTAGTTGAAGAATTACCTTCCACTAAATACGTAATTAAACACTCTACGAAAGGTTTTTTTAACGGTAATACATGGATATTTCGTTCAGAAAATATCAAATGGGCTACACGTTTCAATTCAATTGATGAAGCAATTGAGAAAGCTAAAACCTTAAAATCTTCAACTGGTGAGTTATTGAATAGCCTCCAGATAATTTCCTTCCAGCATAATGGATTTGGTTTGAGCTTTACGCTATGGGCTGAAGTATATCCAAAAATCAGCGAAGTAAGACGATTTGATGGAACAAAGCAACTAGCTAATCCAGAATGAAAACTAAAGTACTCTCCGTACGCCTTCAAAGCCTTGTCAGTATCTCTGACAAGGCTTATAAAGCCACTGCTTTTGACGGCTCAACGGCCATTCTTCCAAAATCACAAGTCTTCGGAACTGATTATGATGTGATAAAATCAGAGGCTTACTGGATTAGTGCCTGGATATTGGAGCAAAAAGAAGGCTTCCAATATTCCGATAAGAAAATAGGTTGGTTCAACCCGGACACCCACCGCATAGAATCAAACATTACTACCATTGTGGAACACCACGTTCCAATAAAGATTGAGCCAAAAGAAATTGAACCAGATAAAAACTTAGTAAAATGAAAATAATTTCTATCAAACATAAACACGGGAAATCTTTTGGGAATAGTCATTCTGAGAGAATCCCATTTTCAGTTATACATGAATTAAATGGCGTTTGCACAAAATCAACATGTATAATTGTGTCTCAATACAGTGACTGTAACCCTTTTTATATTGAAAAAGAAATTACAAATA